CAAACGAATTTAAAAAAGAATGTGGTGTGGGTCAATATTGGTGTACAACCGATATGGTCTGTAAACCTATACAAGAAGATGCACCAGTCAACGCTGTTGGTGTTGGCCAAATTGCAGGCATTGGTGTTGGACCTAAAGGTGAACCTGGTGTCAACAGAAAGAAGAAAACTGCTTCTTTCATCTCTTTCATAAAGAGAAAATCAAATGTGGCTTCTTAATTGGTTACCTAACTGGATATTCTATGCTATAGGATTAGTAGGTTTGATTGGTCTATTTTCGACCTATCTACTTAGATTTATACCAATTCCAGCAATCTATATGTACAAGACACCAATTCAACTGGTGTCTATTGTTTTAATTGGATTTGCAACATACATGTCAGGTGGTATTGCAAACGAAGCTAAGTGGAATGCAAGAGTAAAAGAAGTTGAGGCTAAAGTTGCTGCGGCTGAAGTCGAATCAGCTAAGCAGAATGTAAAGATAGTAGAAAAAGTTGTTAAGAAAACTGAATATATAACTAGGAAAGGTAACGATGTAATTCAGTATGTTGATCGTGAAATCGTTAAGTATGATAGTTCATGTGTAATACCAAAAGAGTTTGTTAAGGCACATAACGATGCAACGGATCTGAACAAATGAAATATCTTACATGCGTTTTGCTTATTCTGATATCAGGATGTTCAACTGTTGTTCCTGTAACAGCTAAGTTCCCTGAAGTGCCAACAAAGTTGCAAGTTAAATGCCCACAACTTGAGAAACTGAAAGATGAATCAAAACTAAGTGAAGTATCTAAAACAATCACAATGAACTATTCAACATACTATGAATGTGCTGTCAAGCTAGATTCATGGATCGAATGGTATCAGGTGAACAAAATAATATTTGAAGGACTAAAGTAATGGAATTAACAATAGAACAACTGAAAGAATTACTGCCAAAGAATCCCTATGTGGCTCATTGGCATGATGCATTGTCTAAACTATTACCTGACTATGAAATCAATACACCAAAACGTATTGCAGCCTTCATTGCACAATGCTCACATGAGTCTGGTGGATTCACCGCACTTAAAGAGAATCTAAATTACAAACCAGCAACTTTGCGTAAGTTGTTTTCTAAGTATTTTCCAAATGATGCAATTGCAGCAGAATATTGTGCAAAACCAAACAAACAAGAGGCTATTGCAAACAGAGTATATGCATCACGCATGGGCAATGGTAACGAGGCCTCTGGTGATGGTTACAAATATTGTGGTCGGGGTTTAATTCAATTGACTGGTAAATCAAACTATGTTGCATTTGCTGATTCTTTAGAGATTACACCAGAAGAAGCATCTGAGTATCTTGCAACTTTTGAAGGTGCAGCTCAATCCGCATGTTGGTTTTGGGAGTCAAACAATCTAAACCAATGGGCAGATAAGGGTGATATTCTTACATTAACAAAACGAATCAATGGCGGTACCATCGGACTTGAGGATCGCATCAAACATTATGAACACGCACTACATGTTTTAGGAGTATAAGTCATGTTAGAAACACTATTTTGGTTAGCACTAGGTGCATTTGTTGGATGGAATTTTCCTCAACCTGAATTTGCAAAACGCATACAGGCTAAAGTTCTGGTTGCATTTAAAAAGGATCAATAAAATGGCAGAAGAAATAAGCGAAAGCGAAAAGAAAAAAGAAGATTGGATGAACAGTAAATGGCGTCCAATGATGGGTTGGATGTATATGATGGTTTGTACAATGGATTTTATAGGTTTTCCTATACTGTGGAGTTTGTTACAATCAATGAGTCACGGACAAGTTAACAGTCAATGGCAACCATTAACACTACAAGGTGCAGGATTATTTCACATTGCCATGGGCGCAGTACTAGGTTTGGCAGCATATGGTCGCACACAAGAAAAACTTAATGGCGCTAACAATGGTGGCATTCAGATGCCATCTAATGCTGGTACAACCTATGTTCCACCAGGTCAAGGCCAAGTAAATGTGAACAATCAATCTGGTTATTCACAACCACAAACTAATTTTGGCGGTGGATTCAATGGCACTTCTGCATCGGATTTTAATCAACCAGTTTCAGTAACAGTAGGATTTGGTGGTAAATCTGCACCACCTCCTGCACCTCAACCATTAATCTAAAGAACTAATATGAAAAACCTTGCATGGAAATTGCTCTTACCTTTAGTTGTTTGTTTTACTGTCGGTTCATCGACAGCTTATGCAGAGGCACAAACGAAAGAGGTGTGTCATGATAAAGCAGGTAAAGACGGCAAACCAATAACTGGTAAAGATGGCAAAATTGTACAAGAATGTAAAAAAATCAAAGTACACAAAAAACTAGAAGGCACAGAAGTTCCTGTGAAGAAATAAATGGTAACTACGACAGAACGACTTGGTATTGTTGAGACTAAGGTACAAAACTTAGATGAGAAACTAGATGATCTTAAAGTTGATGTAAAAGATATGCATGATTGCCTTGATAAAACAAGGGAAGGCTTAACAGAGAAGTTGAATACGATGTATGATGCTTCTTGCAGCCAACATAAATCTTTAGCTGAAGAAATTAACGCATTGAAATCTCAAAGAGACAAATGGGTGTGGACTGCCGCTGGTGCAATTGCCGTTATGGGTTGGGTATCTGGCCATTCGGAAATATTAATAAAACTCATAAGTTAACCTTGACAATGACTGAGAGGTGTGTTACAATATGAGACTATGTTACACACCGACTCAAAATACATCAAACTGGTTTCTTCTCGCTTGCGTAACTTCAAGCAGAAGGATGCCTATCTTTGGAACTTTTCTTGTCCCATCTGCGGCGATAGTCAAAAGAATAAACTAAAAGCCCGTGGTTACGTCTTCAAAAAAGGCAATGATCTATTCTATCGTTGCCATAACTGTGGTATAGGAACTAGTCTTGCCAATCTTCTTAAAAACCTCGATACCGCACTACACAGCGAGTATGTTCTTGAACGATACAAAACGGGTGAATCCGGTGTTAAGAACTATTCCAACGTGGCGATTTCCGTACCATCCCCCAAGTTTGGAAGATTACAGAAGTCTAAAGTCTTCGAACTCGCTGAATGGATCAATAAATTACCATCTGAGCATTTCTGCTTAATATATGCGACAAAAAGACTGATCCCGACTCAATTTTACGACAAATTACTGTTTACCAGTCATTATAAGCAGTTTATTACGTCACTAGTTCCGAATCACGGAAAACAGCTGTTAGATGACGCTCGGCTTGTAATACCGTTCTATAACGTGTATAATGAACTTATCGCTGTATCTGGCAGAGCTTTAGAGACCAGTGATAAAACTCTACGATATGTGACAATCCGTGTCAAAGAAAGTGATGACAAACTTATCTATGGGTTGGATAGAGTTGATCTGAATAAACCTGTGAAGATTGTAGAAGGTCCAATCGATTCAATGTTCTTGAATAATTGTGTCGCCTCTGGTGATGCTAACTTGACTCTAGTGGCAAAAGATATTGATTGTGCTAAAAAAATATTAATATTTGACAATGAACCACGGAATAAAGAAATCGTGAAGATGATGCAAGATGCAATCAAATCAGGGCATGATATTGTTATTTGGCCAGATATCATTAAAGCTAAAGATATTAATGAGATGATAGTGAGTGGCATTTCTGTGGATGAAATTGAAAGTATTATAAGTACTAACTCCTTCACCGGCATTAAGGCTCAGATGAGATTTGTTAGTTGGAAAAAAATATAATAAAGTTGGAGTAAAGATGGACATTGTTCGTGGTATTAAGGTAGATTATACAAGAGATAGTTTGTTTGATGAGTTGGGATTAAAGAGATTAAAAGAAAGTTATATGAAAGAGGATGAGGTTTCTCCTCAAGAAAGATTTGCACATGTTTCAAGCTCGTTTGGTTCCAATCCGGAACATGCACAACGATTATATGAGTATAGCAGTAAGCATTGGTTGTCTTATTCTACTCCCATTCTTTCTTTTGGTCGCAGTAAGCGTGGTTTGCCTATATCATGTTTTTTACCTTATCTTCATGATAGCGCAGAAGGTCTTGTTGATTGTCTTGCAGAAGTAAATTGGTTGTCCATGTTGGGCGGAGGAGTAGGAATTGGAATTGGTATTAGATCCTCAGATGATAAAAGCGTTGGCGTTATGCCTCATCTTCGCACTTATGACGCTAGTAGTTTGGCATACAGACAAGGGCGGACAAGGAGGGGGTCTTATGCTGCTTATCTTGATATATCTCATCCCGATATTCTTATCTTTTTAGAGATGCGTAAACCAACAGGCGACCCTAACATGCGTTGCCTGAATCTACATCACGGTATTAATATCACCGATGATTTCATGCGTTTGATTGAAAAGGCTATGATTGATCCAACATCTAATGATGATTGGGAATTAAAAGACCCACACAATGGTGAGGTGCGTGAAGTTGTATCTGCAAGGGATTTGTGGCAACGTGTACTTGAAATGCGTATGCAAACAGGTGAGCCTTACATACATTTTATTGATGCGAGTAATCGTGCATTGCCTGAGTTTCAAAAGAAATTGGGTCTTAGCATTAAACAAAGTAATCTCTGTAGTGAAATTATTTTACCTACAGATAAAGATAGAACAGCGGTGTGCTGTTTGTCTTCTGTTAACTTGGAGTATTATGATGATTGGAAATCAGATCCTAATTTTCTGCGTGATATTGCTGAAATGTTGGATAATGTTTTGGAGTATTTTATTCTTCATGCACCTTCCGCCGTTAAGCGTGCAAGGTATAGTGCCAGTCGTGAGCGCAGTATTGGTGTCGGTGCTTTGGGTTGGCATGCTTATCTACAACGAAATAACATCCCATGGGAATCAGCATTAGCAACTGGTGCTAACATGAAGATATTCAAACACATTAGGAGTAAACTAGATGAAGCAAATGTTCAGCTGGGTTCGGAAAGAGGTGAATGCCCTGATGCTACTGGCACTGGTTTGCGTTTCAGTCATCTTATGGCTATTGCTCCAAATGCTTCTAGCTCTATCATTATGGGAAATACTTCTCCTAGTATTGAGCCTTATCGTGCTAATGCGTATAGGCAGGACACTCTATCGGGCTCATCTTTGAATAAGAATAAGTTTTTAGATAAATTTATTAAAGAGGCGTGTGATGCAAACAAAAAACTTGATTATCAAGAAATCTGGTCAAGCATTATTGCAAATGACGGATCCGTACAACACTTGGAATTTCTTGACGAGTGGACCAAAGACGTATTCAAAACGAGTATGGAGATTGACCAACGATGGATTGTGGATCACGCAGCTCACAGACAGAATTACATTGACCAAGCACAATCCCTTAACCTGTTCTTTAGACCAGACGTTAATGTGAAATACCTACATGCCGTGCATTTTCAGGCATGGAAACAAGGCCTAAAAACCCTGTACTACTGCCGTTCTGAGAAGATTGGTAAGGCAGATAAGGTATCTAAAAAGATTCAACGTGAAATTATTGAAGAAATAGATTTAAAGGCATTGGCAACTGAAGAAGTTTGTTTGGCTTGCGAGGGCTAAAAGATGGCATATTCACAACAAGTAATTGATCACTATGAAAACCCACGAAATGTGGGTAGTTTCAGTAAAGATGAAGAAGATATCGGCACAGGCATGGTGGGTGCACCAGCTTGTGGTGACGTGATGAAACTACAAATCAAAGTCAAAGACGGAATCATTACAGATGCTAAATTTAAAACATATGGATGTGGTTCTGCAATTGCTTCTAGTTCATTAGTTACAGAGTGGGTGAAAGGCAAGACCCTCAATGAAGCCTCAACAATTAGTAACTCGGAAATTGCTTCTGAGTTAGCATTGCCACCAGTAAAAATACATTGTTCTATATTAGCTGAAGATGCAATCAAAGCGGCCGTAAATGATTACCTTAACCGACACAGCCAATAATAAAATTAAACAACTTCTAACTAAACGTGGTCGAGGTGTTGGCATACGATTAGGTGTGAGAACTACTGGTTGTAGTGGGTTAGCATATACGATAGAATATGTCGATAAGTATGATGCTGAAGTTGGCGTAATTAACTATTCACAAAAAGATTTTGTGATATTAGTAGATTTGAAAAGTGATGTGTATCTTAAAGGCCTTACAATGGATTGGGTTCGTAATGGACTCAATGAAGGATTTGATTTCAAAAACCCAAATGAACGTGACCGTTGTGGTTGCGGAGAAAGTTTCAGAATATGATAACAATAACAGAATCAGCAAAAATAAAAATACTGGATCTTTTTGCAGAAGAAGGCAATCCAGATTTAAAATTAAGAACATTTGTACAAGGTGGTGGGTGTAGTGGAATGACCTATGGATTTACTTTTGATGAAATAAAGAATGAAGATGATTTTGAAATGGAATTAGGAGATACTGGGATATTGATTGATGCAATGAGTATGCAGTATTTACAAGGTGCAAGCGTTGACTATAAAGATGATCTTCAAGGTTCACAGTTTGTTATTAGTAATCCAAATGCTCAATCAACCTGTGGCTGCGGTAGTAGTTTCTCTGTCTAAATGAAAACTGTTGCTTTATTTGTATACGATCCTAAGTGTTCGGTACAATCTAGTAATGGTATCATTAACGCATTAAATCACCAATACAAAATTAAACTATTCTCAAAGAATGAAGTTGAGGATGGTTTCTTTGATGATGTTGATATGATTGCAGTACCTGGTGGCATAGGTGATGCAGATTCATTTGATTCATTGTTAAAATACAATCAAGAATATGTTAAACAATTCGTAAAGAATGGTGGTAAATATTTTGGTATTTGTATGGGGGCATATTGGGCTGGTAAAAACTACTTTAATATGTTAGATGACGTTGAACCAGAACAATATATAAAAAGACCATATACAGATACAAGGAGACCACATGCTAAGAATATTAAAATCAACTGGAATGGAACTAACACAGAAATGTTTTTTTACGATGGTTGTGCTTTGGTTGGTAATGGAAACTATGAAACAATCGCTACATATGCGAATGGTGACCCAATGGCAATCATTCAAAGAAACATTGGCTTAATTGGGTGTCATCCAGAAAGTCAAAAGTTTTGGTATGATAGTTATTCTTGGATGAAAGGTAAGTATCATAATGGAACACATCACAAATTGTTGTTAGATTTTGTAAACGAATTAATGGAAAAATAAATGTCACATATAGTAGCAAATCTACCACCAGTCAAGTGTTTCATTCGTAGAGAATTTCTGTATGACTTTGAAAAGGGCCACGGAGAACTTGAACCTTGTTGGTGGATCACAATCAAAAGCCAACGTAGCCAAGCATTTAGAATTGAATCGTATCTAAATCAATATGGTGCGTTATATGACAAACTACCATTACATGCTTTTTGTTGGAAACCTATAGAGGGTAAACCATATCCTTTAGATTTCTTACAATTGTGGAACAGCATGTCTTATGATATTACTGTGATTAAAAAAGCAATGATAGCTAATATGCGCTGTAAAATTAAAATGAAGGACGGATCTTGGTTAGGAGGAGAATATCTTTTTACAGTTGATTCCGCACATCCAGATTTTAACACGTTAGATTGTGGTCATAGTGAAGATGTTGAGGATCACAAATCTTTTAATTTTATTAAATGTGACAATGGACAATTTGCAGCACAACCAAATAATCGTATTGTTATATTGGAACCAGCATCTAATCCTAAAGAAATGAAAATACCAGATTTCAATGTTGCCACTACTAGATGGAATGTTGAAATGGATCCAAAATGGGATTACGGATTACCAGAAAATAAATGGAGAATGAACGAATGATAACTAAAACTAAATCTAACTTAACAGACAGCAGAGATGCGTTTAAACCATTCAACTATCCATGGGCATATGATGCCTGGTTGAAGCATGAACAAAGTCATTGGTTACACACAGAAGTACCGATGGCTGAAGATGTGAAAGACTGGAAGAATAAACTAACTAATGAAGAAAAACAATTTCTCACAAACATATTTCGATTCTTTACTCAAGGCGATATCGATGTTGCCGGTGGTTATGTTAACAATTATCTTCCTTATTTTCCTCAGCCTGAGATACGGATGATGTTAATGGGCTTTGCAGCTCGTGAAGCATTACACATTGCAGCCTATTCGCATTTAATTGAGACATTGGGATTACCTGATACAACATACAATCAATTCATGGAATATCAGGCAATGAGAGATAAACATGATTATGTTATGGACTTGTCTGCACAGAATACAACCAAAGAAAATACGGCCACACACATTGCTGTGTTCTCCGCATTTACAGAAGGTATGCAGTTGTTTAGTTCATTCATTATGTTGTTGAATTTCCCACGCACAGGTAAAATGAAGGGCATGGGTCAAATCGTTACATGGTCTATTGTTGATGAAACTATGCACGCTGAGAATATGATTAAATTGTTCCGTACATACATAGAAGAAAATAAAGAGATTTGGAATGATGATCTAAAGTCTCGCATATATACTATTGCAGAGAAAATGGTTGAATTAGAAGATAAATTCATTGACTTGGCATTTGAAATGGGTCCGATGGAAGGCCTATCAAATGAAGATGTTAAGAAATATATCAGATACATTGCTGATCGTAGATTGATTAGTCTTGGTCTAAAGGGTGTGTTTAAAGTTAAGAAGAATCCATTACCATGGGTTGAAGAAATGATTAACGCACCAACACATACTAATTTCTTTGAGAACAGAGCAACAGACTATGCCAAAGGTGCCCTATCGGGAGACTGGCATGATGTATGGGGTAAAGCCGCATGAAAAAACTTTTAATACTATCGTTGATGTTGATATCGTTGTCAGCATCAGCTCAACACCGTCATGGCCATTGGCACCATGGTGGTGGCAATCCATGGTTTTGGGTTGCACCAACTGTAATAGGCGGTGTAGTCGGATATGAGATTGCAAGACAACAGCAACCTGTGGTAATACAACAAATACCAACATGTGCGTCACCTGGAATACGTTGTAGTTATGAAATACAACCAATTCAAGTGCAACCAATTTGTTCAATATGGACTGAAGTGCAACATCCTGATGGGACAATAACTAGAACAAGAACATGCACACAATAAGAAAGATTATATGAAAAAATTACTAATTATCGCACTTTTAGTGCCTATCATTGCTTTTGCTCAAGGCAAACAAAAACCTGGCGTGACATATGATGCAATTCTAACAAGAGTTGTTGATGGTGATACAGTTGCGTTTCAAGCCAACTTTTTGCCTGAGCCCCTAAAGAAAGAATTAAGCATTCGTGTCTTTGGTGTTGATACACCTGAGAAAGGTCATCGTGCAATGTGCCCTAGTGAGGCTGCAAAAGGTGAGGCTGCAAGTGCATTCACTAAAGCTGCTGTAAATGCTTCTACAAAACGTCAAGTTATTCTAATGGATTGGGACAAATACGGTGGTCGTGTACTTGGTGATGTAATACTTGATGGTAAAAGCTTACGTCAGATGTTAATCACAGCTGGTCATGCTCGTGAGTATTATGGTGAGGCTAAACAAAGCTGGTGTAACTGATGGCGGCAATACATCATACATGTGAAGACTGTAATTCAGAATTCACAATCAAATACGATCCAGATATTTGCGATAGCGACCCATTACATTGCCCATTCTGCTCAGCATACATACTTGAATCAGAGGAGTATGATGATGAGGATGAATAGTGTGGCATTATAATGGTATTGAATTTACAGAAGACTTAATAGATAAATCATTTGGGTTTGTGTACTGTATCACAAACCTATCTAATGGTCGAAGATATATTGGTAAGAAACTATTTACCAAATCAGGCCGCAAGCAAACCAAAGGTAAGATTAAGAAAGTCCGTGTAACATCGGACTGGCTTGATTACTATGGGTCGAACAAAGAGTTACAGGAAGATGTAGTGAAGAACGGTGCAGATACATTTCACCGTGAGATACTACACCTGTGTGCCACTAGGTCTGAGTGCTCGTATAGAGAAACACAAGAGATATTCAATCGAGGTGCCTTGCTGACTGAGAATTATTACAATTCGTGGGTCACCTGTAAGATACACAAGGCACATGTTCTAGGCAAATTTTAAAGTCTACCCTCTAGATTGTTGCATTGCAATATAAAAGTGTATAAATACATTAGTAGAAACACTATTATCGTTTCTACTCATTCAAACACAATTTGGAGTCAACATGTTAAAGTTCTTACAAAGAATTTTTTATATCAAACCGCAATCACGGTTAGAACAATACCTTTCAACTAAGTCTATCACCGATTCTGGTCAACTAGAACAGTACATGCGTGATTACGAAAGACAAACACAGAAAGGATACATATGAAAATCGTTTTAATTAAAATTTATAAAGCATTTAAAGCTCTTGGTAGTTTCACTAAGGAATACCGAGAAACCAAATACGGTGCATACCGCACCGGCAAATAACCTATCGTCTAAGGAGATAAACCATGGCCAATTCTATTTTTACACCATTATACTTTGCAAACTATTTTGTAGATCAGATACAAGATGCAAAGAACAAGATCGTTGACACATTCGTGTTTGATGACAAAATCAAAAAATCTGTTAAAGATTTTGTTGAAGCACAACGTGAATTCACCAAACAAGTGAATCGTTCTACTAATGAAGTTGCTGAACTAACAGCAGTAACATTCAAAGAAACACTAGAGAAAACTGCTAAAACTGTCAAATCACTATAACGGTGAAGTTGTTTAGATAAAATCGTTCAAAGCATACATATCCTTAGAGTAGGTTTAAGGGTATATGCAAAAGAACAAAATACTTCCGTCGGCTAATTATATCAAACACGCAGTAAAAACTGTATCGTGGCAACCAATCATAAGAAATGGTTGGATTGTCAAATTCTCAGTATTTGATCATGGCTCAAGCATTCTATTGATGTTTGTTTCGAATCAAACTGGTCACACAATAATTCGAAACTTTACCAATGAGAACGATGCCGTTAATTTTATTAACTATGTCGTACAATTGGATCCCGCTGAATATATTTAATAGCATAAATACCTAAATAACATCAATAACCAATAACATGGTAGGAATTTTATGGCATTAACAAGAATCTACGGTAACTTAATATCAAGTGCTACTTTTACCGGTAATATATTTCAGGCACAGTCTATTACTGGTGACAAGATTGGGCTAACTGCTATTACTGGTAACTTAATATCTGCGGCCGCAATTACCGGCGACAAGATTGCATCCGCAACAATTGGTTCATCCAACCTAACATCAACTGGTGTTTCCTCTGGTTCATACGGTGGTACAGGAAATACAGTAAGTATAACCGTTGACTCACAGGGTAGGGTTACAGCGGCTGCAAATGTGGCTTCTGCTAGTCCCTCTGCCGCTACACCTACTGCATTGGGTACTGTGTATGGTAAGCAAACGACAAGTGGTGCATCTCCTCGCCTAACTGCACTTGGTTATAACGCAGGTGTGGCAACCACAGGGGCAAACAATGTTTTTGTAGGTGTTAGTGCTGGAGAGGCAAACGTCACTGGTACTGACAGTATTGCCATTGGTTATCAAGCCATGAAAAACTACAGCGGTGGAGATGGTTTAAACATTGCTATTGGTACAGCTGCACTATCTGCCGCAACTACTGGTAGTGTCTACTACAACATCGCAATTGGCCACGAAGCCCTGAGTTTAAACACTTCGGGCTATGGCAATATTGCCATGGGATATAGGGCTTTATACAACAACACATCGGGCAGATTTAGCACAGCCGTTGGATATGCCGCATTGAGGGCGTTGCAAACAGGCAATGACGGCTCAACCGCTGTTGGTTCAGACAGTTTATCAAATGTAACAACTGGCGTATACAACGTGGCCGTTGGCGGTAGTACAGGTGGCAGTATAAACACGGGCAGTTACAACACCCTAATGGGTTATGGTGCTTTAGGAGGGGGTTCTACATCTACTTCTTCTAACAATGTCGCTATTGGCTACAACGCAATGGCGACCGCAGGTATTAAAGGTAGTAATATTGCTATTGGAAGAGATGCTATGTACGCCCTCACTACAGGAACATACAATGTAGCAATTGGCCGTGATGCGCTTGTTCAGATCACGGATACGGTATACAACACAGCAGTGGGTTATCAAGCTGGATATGGAGCAAACACACAGGGCTATAACACTTACCTTGGCGCTTTTACAGGTTATACCGCTACTGCCGGAGAATATAACGTAGCAATTGGTTATGGATCTGGTTACAACATAACCACGGGCGATGGAAATATTTGTATTCATGATTATACAAGCCGTAGCTATGCGATTTTTAGTGTCACTTCTGAAAATGACCGAGTTGTTATGGGTCATAATTATATTACTAATGCTTACATTAAAGTTGCATGGACAATTACATCAGACGCTAGAGACAAGACAGACGTTACGCCATCAACTTACGGTTTAGACTTTGTGAATAAACTCAAGCCTGTTACTTTCAGATGGGATGAACGCACAAGTTACGAAAACAAAACTCCAGACGGAAGTAAAAAGAAACTTAAAACTCAACTTGGATTCTTGGCTCAAGACGTTATTGCGTTAGAAAAAGAGTTTGGTGCGGTTGCTAAAGACTTGTTGGTTGCTGATGATGAGCAAGAAGACAGTTTAAAAATTACAGAAACTAAGATGATTCCAGTCTTGGTTAAAGCAATTCAAGAACTCAAAGCAGAATTTGACGCATACAAATTAACTCATCCTTGAAAGAAACTTAAATGATTATTGATACTCAAACACCAGAACAAATTGCACAGTACTACTCTGCCGCAATGGATTGCGTAAACCTAATCAATGGTAGCAAACCAGAAGACATGACTGATGCTGAATGGGCTGATTGCCTAACACGCAACAAAGAACATTTAAAAATCATGTTGGCTAAAGACTATTGGACAACTGAAGACCTTGCACCACTACAGGCCGCAGCAGCATAACAGGAAGCCACTACCTGATATTAGTGGCATTTTATGAGGAAAAATCATGGGAAAAAATACAAAAACCCCTGTGACAATTGAAGGTACAAATTATTTTTTTGAAGATTTAACAGATAATCAAAAAATACTTTTTAATCATGTTATTGATTTGAATAGAAAAATAGATTCATCCAAATTCAATTTAGACCAACTTCAAGTCGGTAGAGATGCATTTTTAAATATGTTGAAAGCTGAGATGCAAATCAAAGCTGAAGAACCTATTTCTAATGTAAAGAAAATGAATCCAAAGAATCGTCAGATGAATTAATTAATTTTTGACTCTATAACAACCCGCTTCGGCGGGTTTTTTATTGGTATAAGTACATTATTACCATTATTATACT